ACGGAGATGTTTTATGCGTCAACAGCAGATCTGGAGACTGGTATAGCGTTATAAAAGGCGACGTTCAGGCGTATGCGCATCGTTCATATATACAAAAGAACGAACGGGCTGTTAAACCAATGTATGTATTTACTATCAGGGTGAGCGCTCCGAATAAAGAAGAATTAGAGCGAATCTTAACTGATTACGTATATGAAGTTACAGAAAGCTGGGATGCAGCTTGAGCAAACCAACTGCGCTTCAAAAATATCTGCAATATAGCAAGCGAATCGCCATCTTTGGCATTTGTCAATGGGCGGTAATTGCGCTTGCGGCTCTTGGAATTGTGCTTTTATCAGATGTGTATAGCATTATGATTGATGAGTATGCTTCAAGAGTAATTAACAACGTCATTACCTGTTCCTCGGCTCTCGCTGTTGCTATATGCAGCGGATACTATGCCCACTCGGCTTATGATAACAATCTGAAGCAGAGAATAGCGTCCGCGTTAAACGTATCAGAGGAAACAACAGAAGATGATGAGCCTACGGGCAATGGCTAACTGGAAGTGATACCATTGGCTACAAAAAAGAAAAAAGAAGAACAACCGGTTATTATACCTGACTCATATTCTCTCATCGCTGCAGATTTATCTTTAAAAAGACCTGGGTTTTGCATGCTAAATATCGAAAAAGACGACGGTCACACAGTAATCAAAGACGTTTATCTGTCCAGCGTCGACAACAAAACAAAAACCAAGCCCAGAGGACAACTGCTAAAAGAAATATCAGCAGCATTTCAACTCCTGTTGGACGCAGCAGATGCAACTTTGTTCTTAGTTAGAGAACAATCCATAAACAACTGCGGAGGAAAGATAGCGAGATCATCGACTGCCGCAAGAACAGGCGTTTCTTCAGTAGTAGGCGTTATGGATTTAACTGCATGGCAGCATGGTGAATATGAATGGGAAGAATTTTACCCTGTTTCAATCAAAAAACTGCTGACGGGAAACTGCAAAGCTGAGAAAAGCGAAGTGGCTGCAGCTCTGGAAGCGTATCTAGGTCAGCACAATTATAAAAACGATGATGAATCAGATGCTGCAGCTGTCGCTGTAGCGTGGCTGATTAATCATAAACAAATTAATCAAATCATTCAGGAGGACACGCCTAGTGAGTGAAGTAAGCAATCCAATTTTCGATGCAATTCGTCAGGTCGTAGAAGGCATGGAGCTTGAACTGCCAGATACCACGCTTCCAGATCCGTCTATGGTCAACTACTACATGTTTGAGAAGGACCGTAAGATTTTTCTCGACAGTGACGTCGGTTATCCAATTATGGACATGATTAAACTGATTCTTCGTTGGAATCTTGAGGACAAAGACGTCCCGGTTGAACAGCGTAAGCCAATTACGCTTTACATCATGTCTGACGGAGGATCTCTTGCCTATATGTGGTCTATGATTGACGTCATGTTGGCGTCTAAGACACCTATAACAACTGTAAACCTTGGCATCGCAGCGTCTGCAGCATCTTTGATCTTTATGGCAGGCTCTACGCGCCTCATGATGCCAACCGCCACAGTTATTATTCATGAAGGATCTGCTGAAATGGCGGGTGATGCAAGCAAGGTACTTGATGCCGCTAAAAACTACGATAAAGAGATTGCAAAGATGAGAGAATTCATTCTTGAACGCACACAGATTCCGCCAAAGCTGATGAATAAGCGCCGCAAGGATGACTGGTATATTGACTCTAAGTTCTGTTTGGAAAACGGAGTGTGCCACAAGGTCGTGGAGTCACTCGATGAAATCATTTAAGGAGATTACAAATGACAAAAGATAATATTGCAACATTTCAAAAGGTTTCATTTGAAGAGTATCTCAAGGCGAGAAGAAAAATGCTGCTTTGTGATATCGATGAAGATATTAAGAAGCGCCTGTTTGACGAGTGGAAAAATATCAAGCTGCCGCAGAGGTCTACTTCCGGTGCAGCTGGCTATGATTTTTATCTACCCTTTGGCGTATGTCTGTCTGATCAGTCAAAGCTTATTCCGACAGGAATCAGAGCCAAGATCGATGAAGGATGGGTTCTGATGTTGTTCCCGAGATCTGGTCTTGGTACTAAGTTCGGCATGGAACTGGATAATACGGTAGGAATTATCGATTCAGATTATTTCTACGCTGACAATGAAGGTCATATCATGGCTAAACTTCACACGTCAGTGCCTGTTGTACTCGAACAGGCAGATCGCTTTATTCAAGGCGTATTCCTGCCATATGGAACTGCCAGCAACGGCAACACAACAAACGCAAGAACCGGTGGACTTGGCTCAACCGGCACTAAGTAATATAAAAGGCTGCCTCTTGGCAGCCTTTTTCTTCCTGTTCAATATCGGGCACAAGTGCCCGCAGATCAACTATGCCAAATAAGGAGATGTACGATGAGCCCTGGATTTATTCTTAATCCAATAGATGAATTCGTAGAATCTATTCGCAAACGAGTTCGAGATAACGGTGGATACTGTCTGTACGCAGAAAAAGGTGACAAGAAAAATAAGTGCCCCAAATGCTGCAAAAAAGCAGATTCGTGTCCATGCGGTATGTATATCAAAGAAACAACAATTGAGACAGACGTATAAGAAAGGAAAGTAGATCGCTATGGAATATGTAATCAAACGCGATGGCCGCAAAACATATTTTGACAGAGTTAGAATCTACCGTGCCATCAAGGCTGCGATGGAGCATGTTGGACACGTAAACGATATTCTGGCATTCAGGATAGCTATTGAAATTGAAAATATACAAGACACCTTGACTGTTGAACAGATTCAGGATCTTGTTGAGTGCAAACTCATGGAAAGCGACTACAAGGATGTAGCAAAAGCTTACATTATTTATAGAGACGGCAAAGATAAGATTCGCCGTGAGCAGCAAGACTTCGATAGAATTATCGGAGAAAAACTTGAGGCAACAAATGTTCAGAATCAAAATGCAAATGTAGACGAAATGTCGTTCGGAGGCCGCAAGGGTGAGGCATGCTCCGAAATGATGAGAAAATATGCTTTGGATCATATCATCAGTGATCAGGCAAAGCAGAATCATTTGAACAATATGGTTTACATTCATGATCTTGATTCATATGCAGTTGGTGAACACAACTGTCTTACGTTGCCGTTTGACGATCTGTTGAAAACCGGTTTCACGACCAGACAGACAGACGTTCGTCCAGCAAATTCAGTAAATACAGCCTTTCAGCTTATCGCTGTGCTGTTCCAACTGCAATCTCTTCAGCAATTCGGTGGCGTGGCAGCATCTCATCTTGACTGGACAATGGTTCCGTATGTCAGAAAAAGCTTCATCAAGCATTATAACGATGGTCTGAAGTATATCAGCAATGTTGAACCATTCTCAAAAGAAACATGTTCTAGGTTGATGGACACGCCAATTGATCATGAGCATTATAAAAACAATGAGGTTGTGTGGAAATATGCCATGGATAAAACAACCGACGAAGTAAATCAAGCTGTCGAAGGCATGTTCCACAACCTCAATACGCTTCAGTCACGCTCCGGTAATCAGCTGCCATTTACTTCAATCAATTTCGGAACTTGTACACTGCCAGAGGGAAGAATGATCATCAAGTCTTTGCTTGAAGGATCAATAAAAGGCGTCGGCAGGCTTCATAAGACTCCAGTGTTTCCGTGTTCTATCTTTCAGTGTATGAATGGTGTCAACAGAAAACCGGGAGATCCTAACTATGATCTGTTCAGGCTTGCACTGAAGTCCACGGCTCTTCGCCTGTATCCGAATTATGTAAACGTCGATTGGTCTGGCAATAAAGGTTTTGACGTCAATGATCCTCGCACTTATATGGCCACAATGGGCTGCAGAACTGCGAATGGATACGACATCAACGGATTTGGTCAGCTCAAAGACGGAAGAGGAAATATCTGCCCAGTCACAATAATACTGCCCACAATTGCTATGGAAGCAAAGCTGGCTATTCATAGGCATTTTCTTGAGAGTAAAACAGTGATGCACAACAAGAAGCTGCTTGAGCATCTGCTGGTTCAATCGTTTATGAGATTGCTGGATAAGAAAATCGAGCAGGCAAAGGATATGCTCATTGAACGTTTTGAGTATATTTGCTCTCAGCCGGCAGAATCTGCCCGCTTTATGTATGAAAACAACACCATGGCTGGTTATGTGCCTGAAGAAGGCGTACGCTCAGCCCTGAAACACGGCACACTTGCTCTTGGACAGCTTGGTCTTGCTGAAGCTTTGCAGATTCTGATTGGTTGCAATCACACTACTGAAAAAGGCATGAAGCTTGCCAAGGAAATTGAAGAGCTGTTTGCTGCAAGATGCGATGCTTTCAAAGAGCATTATCACCTGAACTTCGGCGTTTATTATTCTCCTGCGGAGAATCTGTGTTATACCGCTATGAAGAAATTCAGAGCAAAATATGGAGTCATTGAAAACGTAAGCGATCATGATTACTTCACAAACAGCATGCACGTGCCTGTATGGGAGAAAGTATCAGTGTTTGACAAGATCGACATCGAAGCCGAACTCACCGGTTATTCAAGGGCAGGATGCATCACGTACATTGAGCTTGAGTCTTCGGTGAAGAACAATCTCGACGCTCTTGAAACATATGTAAACTACGCAATGGATCATGACATCCCTTATTTCGCAATCAATGTACCCAACGATACTTGCCTTGAATGCGGCTATACGGATGAATTCAATGTTGAATGTCCTATGTGTCACAGCAAGAATATTCAACAGCTTCGCAGAGTGACAGGGTATTTAACAGGCAACTACACAACAGCTTTCAATAAGGGAAAACAAGCAGAAGTAAAGGATAGGGTAAAACACTCTTCTTTTACAATTAACTCTACTCAGGAGGAACAATGAAATATCCTCATATTTCAGGAATAGATTATGAATCCACAGCAGACGGCCCGGGTATACGCGCTGCATTGTATTTAAGCGGGTGTACTCATAATTGCCCAGGATGTCATAATCCGCAAACACATAATCCAAACGCTGGAACTATGATAGATGAAGTGCTCATCAACAATATTGGCAACAAGATCAGGAATAGAAAATATATCAATGGTATTACTCTTACAGGCGGAGATCCTCTATATAATGTAGAAAATACCGCAAATCTAATATATTCTCTAAGAAATCGCCTTGGTGAGCGTTGGTCTGAGTTAACAGTGTGGCTTTATACCGGCTACACGTGGCAGCAGCTTATGCAGCAATATAAAACAGACGAGCATTTGCAAAAACTGCTGCTGATGATTGATGTAATAGTAGACGGTCCTTTTATACAAGACTGTGCTGATAAACGTCTGGCGTTCAGAGGATCATCCAATCAATGCATGATCGACGTACAAAACTCTTTGAAGTCAGGTAAGTTGGTTATGTGGAATAATTCTGCACAAGAGGTGTAATCATCATGGCTAAAAGAACTCAAAAGACTTTGGACTTTCAAAATCCACCACAGACACTAAGCGATCACATGTTCTTCGGTCTGCAACTTGATGAACAGCAGCAAGCTTTTCGCGATGCTATCTGGTCTCAGGATAAGCTGATTGTGTTCTGTGACGCTAAAGCTGGAAGCGGCAAGACCCAGATTGCAGTCATGACCGCTGAACTGCTGTATAAGTATGGCAGATATGATGGTATTGTATATATTACAGCGCCGGTACAGGAAGGTAAGATTGGTTTCTTGCCTGGAACCGTGCAAGAAAAGCTTGAAATATACAACGAGCCATTTTATCAAGCGGCAATGAAAGCCGGAATGGACATTCAGCATATGTGTTACGGAGATATCGAAAACGAAAAAAGCGGCACAGCTTATGTTCATTGCATGTCACACAATTATTTGCGTGGATGCAACTTTGAAAACAAGGTTGTAATCATCGATGAAGCTCAGAATTTCTATATCGATGAATTAAAGAAAGTTCTTACGCGAATGCATGATAATTGCAAAGTCATTGTCATTGGTCATACCGGTCAGATTGACTTGTATCATCATCCAGAAAACTCTGGCTTTGCCCCGTACATCAAACACTTTGAAAACGTAGAATGGGCGAAAATCTGTCGTTTAACCAACAATTATCGAGGTAAGATTTCCAACCATGCAGATACGCTTACAAGACACGAAAATCAGGAGGAAGTATGACCTACACCAAACAGAGCAGCACAGATAAAGCTGCTGTCTTCAAACAGATAACCGAGCAAATGGCTAAAACATATGAAGCCAAGAATCATGATTACGGCAATTCATTTGGCAATTCAATGAATGAGTTCGGTCTGGTTGCGGCTGTTGTTAGGCTTAATGATAAGATGGAACGCATTAAGTCTTATGCCAAAATGCCGCCAGAGCAAATGAAGGTAAAAGACGAATCCATTCAGGATACCCTTCTTGATCTGGCAAACTATGCAGTGATGACGCTTGTTGAAATGACAGCTTCATCATAAACGAATAAAAATGGCCCTACTCAATGGCGAGTGGGGCCTTTTTCATCAATTGGAGTGATAGCATTGCATAAGGAAGAAATGGAAACCATTCTTCGCTATGACGCAATGGATGATTGTTGGTATGCATGGTCAGTAATTCCAAAGCATATCAAAACGATGAAGTCAAAAGAATGGACCGTCATATTTGAAAATGAAATCGGTGCATATCTCAAGGCTCCACCGTGTGGAGTGCGTATAGGCAAGGCGTCGCCACAGGCTCGTAAACCTATGTCTGACGAACAGAAAGAGAGCATGAGGAAACGCCTTAACGAGGTAAGACACCTTAAAAATATAGAGAGATAATTCTGAAAAATAGACTCAAAATTGATTCTGGGAGGTACTTATGTCTGCAGTTATCATAGACGGAAAGAAAATAGCCGCAGCAATCAAAGAAAGAGCAAAAACTCTGCTTCAGCCGCTTCTTGACAAACAGATGGAGCCAACTCTGACTGTTATACTGGTTGGTGATAATCCGGCGAGTCAGGTGTATGTGCGACAGAAGGAAAAGGCATGTTTAGAGGTTGGGCTTAAATCAAAAATCATTAGATTACCAGCCGACATAACTCAAGAAGAATTGGAAGCTGTAATCAAGTACGAAAACCAAAACAGCCAGACTGTAGGCATATTGCTCCAGCTTCCTCTTCCAAAACATTTGAATGCCGATCAGGCGCTTCGTTTCATTTATAGAATGAAAGATGTAGACGGTTTTACAGATAGAAATATTGGCATGCTGTGGCAGAACAATCTAAATGGACATCTGCCGTGTACGCCTGCCGGTATTATGTTTGCGCTTGATGAAATGGGTATTAGCCTAAATGGCAAGCATGTTGTTATCGTTGGAAGAAGCAACACTGTCGGCAAGCCATTGGCCGCCATGATGCTTGCCAAAGACGCAACTGTCACGGTGTGCCATTCAAAAACGGTGAATTTAAGCAACATGACAAAGCAGGCAGACGTGTTGATTGTCGCAGTTGGAAAACCGAACTTGATTAACGCAAGCATGGTCAAAGACGGTGCTGTAGTAATAGATGTTGGAATTAACAGGATTGAAATCGATGGCAAGACAAAGCTAGTTGGAGATGTTGACTTTGATTCAGTAAAGGAAGTTGCAAGCTTTATTACGCCTGTTCCAGGTGGAGTAGGACCGCTGACTGTAGCACATCTGATGATGAATGCTTGTCAGGCGGCAGTTTCTCAAAAGTTGCTTTTAGGAATACATAATCAAACAAAGGAGGATTCCAGATGGCGCGAATATTCGTAACCGGTGATAAGCACGGATGTTATTACGACTTAAGCTACAAACTGGCTAAAGCACAGGCTACTACAGATGATATCGTCATTATTCTAGGGGATCATGGAACTTTGTATTATGGCACGCCTACAGATGATAATCGCAAAAAGAAATTCAGTCTTGAAAACGCTACGTTTATTATGATACGCGGAAACCACGATCGCAGACCAACTGATCCGCCATATCAGTATAAAAGCAGTCACATCAATACTCCTTCGTTTGAAGGTGAATTCTACTGCGATCCAATGCAGCCAAATGTGCTGTACACAAAAGAATATGGCTGGTACCGCTTCGGTTCGAAACGCGTGTTTGTCATAGGAGGAGCTTACTCGGTAGATAAACAAAGGCGCCTTCAGATGCGTGCGATGGGATTTACGTCATATCATTGGTTTGACAACGAACAGCTTAGTGAAGCAGAGCGACAAGCAGCCGAACAAGAGTTACTGAATGGCGCTCAAGGCGAATTCTATATCATGTCGCACACATGTCCCATCAAATTTAAACCTTTTGACAAGCTTATGAGAAACGTAGACCAGTCAACGGTAGACGAAACCATGGAGAAGTGGTTAGATTCTGTTGACGATCAGATTAAGTGCGTAAAATGGTATTGTGGGCATTGGCATATAGAGCGCGATCAAGAACATATGCGTTTTATGTATGAAGACTTGGAGATATTCGACGAAATAAAGGAGAACTGACATGAAGGTTTATTTAAATCAAATTACAGGCATCGATGATGCAATTGTGTCGATGTATATGTCTAAACGCACCTGGACTCGTGCTCTGGAAGAAAAAATCAGAGACGCTACATTTATTTGCACCAGAAGAAATGGAAGTATTATTCAAGAACCGCTTGGTGAAAAGCATAAAGACGTCACGGAGTTCTTTCTTGGAGAACTAAATAAGGTCACCAAATGGGGCAAGCGTCATATGACCATGCTGCGTTATATCGACATTTCTGTTACAGTAGAAGGCATACACAGAGCCGGTCAGGATGACGTAGATAGCCACGCTAAGAGATTTGATAATCGCATTATAAGATCAAGTACGCGTCTGGCTAAGTTTGGTACTGATGAAATGTCTGATTATTATCGCGGCAAAATCATACCAACTGACGTTGCATTGGCGGCAATGGGCATCACCGCGCCAGAAACACTTGAATATGAGGGGCAAAAGTACGTTAAAACTGTAAACGGCTATGTTCTGGACGGTATGGAGAACAACAAAGACGTTCTCAGAGGCCTTTATATGCTTAGCATTCCTTCAAATTTTATTTTTAAATGCCAATTGACGGAATGGGCTCACGTTTACAAAGAACGCAATAAAAATGGCACCGCAAATCCTGAAGTAAAGGAATTTTGCGAAGCCGTATGTGATCAATTGGAAGCCGCAGTGCCTCAGTTCAACAGAGAGCTTCTGATGGCTATTCCAAATTAAGGTAGAATATGGAAAAAACAATAGAAAAAGAATTTTCAGCTGCAAAACAGTGGTTTGATGCTATCGGCGAAGCTGTAGGAAATCAGAAGCTGATCGTAATAAAGAAATGCAGAGAGCAGTGTCCTGAAGCTTGGGCACTGCTCCTTCTTTATTTGAATCCATTTAACGTTTTTCACGTAAGAGTAAAATCTCTTGCCAATGACGTCGAAGCGAATGGAACGCCATATACTGAAGTGAGCAAGCTTGTTGAAGATCTTATGCATATGTCGGCTATAAACAACAAGAAAATTGCAGAAATCAAAGCTACGCTAAACACAATTAAGAATGAATCCGTGCGTCAATTTGCAGTTCAGTATCTGACTAAATCAGTCAAGATAGGAGTTACTGCCGACTCGGTCAATAAAGCCGTTGGTACAGACGTAATTCCGAAATTTGGATGCATGCTTGCAAATAAATATTTTGATCATCCAAACGCAATCTTGGGTAAAACTGTTGCTGTAACGGAAAAACTAGATGGCATCAGAGCTTTGGCAGTAGTTCAACCATGGCCTAATGACGGTCATGTCGACATTTATTCTCGTCAGGGCAAACGAATTATCGGCTTAGCAGAAGTAGAAAAAGCTTTAAAAGATGCAGTAGTGCCGCTGTTTGATAGCGGAGAAATTGATGAAACGCTAGTGTTCGACGGCGAGCTTCTTATCACGGATAGAAGCGGTATACCCAGTAAAGAACAGTATAAACGAACTACAAAAATAGTTTCATCCGACAAAACTATCCTTAAGACTGGTATTACTTACAATATTTTTGATGTATTGCCAAAGAGAGACTTTAACGTAGGAGAATCTGAAGCGGTATATGCGTCTCGCCGCAATGCGCTAGAGCGAATCTTCAAAGACAACGTTTCGTCTGCTGTAAGAGTTGTTCCTGTTAAATGTAAGTTTTCTTTTTCCGAAGAAGATAGGGCTTTTCGCGCCGTAACCAGAATGGTAGCCGAGGCTCGCGAAGCCGGAGAAGAAGGCGTAATGTTGAATATATGCGATGCTCCTTATGTCTGTAAGCGTACAAACAACCTTCTCAAGGTAAAAGTATTCCAGGATTGCGATCTTAAGATCGTTGGATATCAGGAAGGTACAGGAAAGTTTGCAGGAACGCTTGGCGCACTCATTGTGGACTACAAAGGAAATCAAGTAGGCGTAGGATCTGGTTTATCCGATGAGCAGCGCGATGAGTTCTGGAGTAATCAATCCAAATATTTGAACCGTGTTGTAACCGTACAATATTTCGAAGAAACCAATGACTCAGAAGGCAATAAGTCAATTAGATTTCCCGTCTTCAAAGAGCTGCGTGAAGAAGGAAAAGAAGTGTCGTATAATTAATACATAATTATTGAATGTAAAATATGGGAAGACTGAGATGGCTCGGCTTCCCATATTTTTTTGATTTTGAAACATACTATGACAGAGGTGATTGCATTGCAGATCTATATTTCCACACAAAAGGATTTCTCAGATAAAGAATGCAGCGTAAAGGACGTTTTTGCGGAGCGTGGAGAGATTCTTAAAACTATTGTTGAGCAAACGATCTTGGAAGAAATTAAATGCAAAATCAATAACAACCCTATCGTACAGCCTGTGTTTTTGTGATATGATACTTTTATAGAAAACTACAGGCTGTTCCATATAGAAAGGAGGACACTATGGAACACCTATCCGCACTGTCAAATATCTATTATGCAGGAAACTATATGCGTCTTAGCAAAGACGATGATGTTGCCGGGGATAGCACTAGCATACAAAATCAACGAATAATTCTTCAGAAATACTGCGAAGAGCATGGATTCACGATTGCTGCAGAATATGTAGATGATGGATATAGCGGCACTAACTTTAATCGTCCTGCATTCATAAGAATGATGCAGGATATCGAAAATGGTAAAATTAATTGTATAATCACAAAAGATTTATCAAGGCTTGGAAGAAATTATCTTGAGGTAGGCCATTATTTAGAAAACTATTTTCCGTCCAAAGGAATACGCTTTATTGCAATTAACGATAACGTTGATACCAATAAAGGGGACAGCGATCTTGTTCCTTTTATGAATATATTCAATGAATTTCACGCCAAACAAACAAGTAAAAAACTAAGGCAAGTTCACGAGAATGGTTCCGCTGCAGGAGATTGCCACTACACGTATCCTCCCATGGGATATATTAAGAACCCTGACAACAAGAAGCGTTTGTTGCCAGACCCAGAAACAGCATGGATTATTCAACGGATTTTTGATATGGCTGCTGAAGGCAAAGGTGCGTACTCTATACAAAAATGGCTTTATAATAATAAAATCATAACGCCGGGATATAGAGAGTATGTAACCTGGGGAGCAAAATCAAAAATATACGCCAACGCTTCAGAGGATAGAAAATACGAATGGGGTCTCGCTAACATTAAGAACATTCTCAAAAATCAAGTATATCTGGGGCATACCATCAGATATAAACAACGATCAATATCGTTTAAAAATAAGAAGCGGACTCCATTAGACCCTTCTAAATGGTCTGTTGTACAAAACACACATCCTCCATTAATTACACAAGATCAATTTGATAAAGTTCAGAAGAATATTTCTACACGCAAACGCACGACAAGCAGCGGAGATACTCAGCTGTTTGCAGGAATAGCGAGATGCTCTCAATGTGGCAACCTACTGCGATTTGGAACGAATAAGCAGCGAAAGGGAGCAGAATATCAGTATTTATACTGTTCTTCCCAAGACGAAAAAATAATCGATACATGCACAAGACATTACATTAGATATGATACATTGCAATCTATTGTACTGTCAAAAATTCAAAAAATATATTCGCTTGCCAATCTTGATAAAGAATCTTTATTGAAGCAAATCATAGCAATAGAAAATGAAAAACAATCCAAGTTAAATCTTGCTGAGCGAGAAGAGTTTAACAAGCTTACAATCAGAAACAATGAGCTGGACAGGATTATACCGCGCCTCTATGAGGATTGGGTTACCAATAAAATTTCTGAACAAATGTTTTCTAGCATGACGTCAAAGTTTCAAAAAGAAAAGTCTGAAGTAAGCGATAGATTGAAAGAACTAAGCGAATCATTGCAAACTGCAAACGACGAAGAAGAAAGAGCTCAAAAATGGTTACAAGAAATTGAAAAGCTAACCGCGCCTACCGCTCTTACACGACCTATGGTCTGCAATCTAATTGACAAAATAGTTGTGCACGAAGCTATAGGACCTAAAGGAAGCAGAAAGAAGAAGCCAATAATTGAAATCCATTGGCGTTTTATTGGATTTAATCAACTGTCTTGATTATTTTAAGTTGCTACCAATTCGGTAGTGTCTCCG